CATCCCACCCCTCAAGTTTTCCCCTGAGGTGTCGGTAAGCAGCGAAGTCTTGAACTGAGCCCTCTGTGATTGCTTCAACCACAACTTCGCGCCGCTGTTTCACAGTCTTAAGCAGGTTTTCTAAAATGTAAAGTCCGTCCATGCAAAAACCTATTCTTTTGGGGTAGAATTATAGATCATGGCATCTTTTTTCTGCGAACCAGAAGAACTTCCAAAATAGAAAGCCATAATACCTGTCCATCCGGCTGACAAAGTGCCGAGAAGCATAAGCAAGACCTCTGAGCCGTTCATTGGCAGCCCGACAACTAAAACATACGCAAGTATACCGAAATACCCCAGTGTTACGCTTATTGCCAAGGCCCGTGGGATCCAGTCCTTGACTTCCTTTTGCATATCGCGGGCAGATTTACGGTCGTCTACTGCAAGTGCTTCTAAATCAATATCGAGGCTTTTCATTTGCACTTTGAAATCAGCATCAATTTTTTTGACCATTGCCAGTTGCTCGGGTGAGGCAGCGCGTAGAGCAGTTTGCAAATCGTCCTCAGAGCCATCTTCATTTCCAAGCAACGCTTGTGACAGTGCCTTAGTTGCCATACCTGCCAACGGTCCTCCTAGAGCCGTAGCAATGCTTGGTGCTACAGACCCGAGTAATGGGCCGAATGTTTTAAGAAGATCCATCTTTTCCTCCGGTAGATTTAGAACCTAACATGATACCGGATAAAGTACCTGTGAGGAACGTTGCGATTGGTGCGATTAACTTAAAAAACTCTTGGTCATTTGGTGCTTGCCCATCAATAGGCTGCACAACAAATATCAAACTGTACAGCACAGCAAACACTGTTCCCGTCAACGTTAAGCACAAACTGATACCAATTATAAATTGGAGCAGAGCGTGAAGTTCGTCTTCTTTAATCCTCATCTTGCGACGGCTCCGCACGGGTTTCTTTTTAGGGTATCGGCTGAACATGTTCCGGATGCGGTGCAAATAGGAGGATTGCATTCAGGAGCGCTCCAGTTAGCAGGGTCTTGGCACGGATAACGGTAGCGGTCTTCGCACCCTGCCAAAGCAATCAGTGTGATTATAAGAAAGTATTTCATTTGTGAGCAAACAAAACCATTCCAACGCCAACGCAAACGGAAAACAGAACAACCGCACCAACAAGCCATGCACCCATAATTAGGTCTTTCATGTTTTCTTCAGCCTCACGCTGCGCCGCCGCTGCCTGACGTTGAGCTTCCTTACGCATTTCAGTGACCTCTTTTTGTATAGAGCCCCATGCTGCAATTCCGTATGCGCCCACAAACAAGTTACGAGTATCCAGTTGAAGTTTTTGGGCTTTTTGCTTTAAGGTATACAGCTTGATTGCCTCGGCCTCGAACTCAGCTTGCGACTGAAACAACCGTTTTTTGCGGTTGCCCGATGTAAGTTGCGTGATCTGAGCAACCCTAGCAAAAAGGTTTCCTACCTTTTCGGCAACGTCCAGCATTTCATGTCCAGAGTCAACGGCACCTTTAATACCATTGTATAGCGCAGTCGCTCCGGCAATTAACGTGAACGGATCCATATACCACCTAATTATCGAATAATGAACGTGTTAGGCCGCATCTGTAAACCAAAACCACGGGCTTTTAAACGTCCTGTAGGCGCGCTAGGAATACCTACCGCCTGTGGTTGCGCTACAGGAACACTGCCCTGATTAACGATCTGTTGGTTAGTGATAACCGAAGGATCTTTTGTTTTAGCCATTTTACTCTCCTCATATGCCAAAGTTAGAATATTTATACTCAGCAGTAGGTGCCCCAGTTATCCCAAAATTAGAGTAGTTGTAATCAAACAAAGGGGCCGTTGGTACGCTAGGGTCGATTTTTGGCAACAACGGACTTTTATCAAGGGATTCAATCCCTAGTAATTTTTTATCACTGCCCCCACCGTATAGTTCTTTATACATTTTCATTGGGTCAGTGTCAGGGCTTCCATCCCCCGCTGCCCCATATTTGTAATATTCTTCTGCGGTGGGGGCCGTGGAGGGTGCTGCGGTGCTTGTACCACGAACGGCATCATTGATTATTCCTGGAATGGTAGGCACCGTTTTTTCACCCGTGAGAAAGTTTACTCCCTGCGCGGCTAAATTCAACATTCCTAAAGGAGGGAACATCGCACTGATTACCGCGCTTCCAATAGTTCCAGGAGCGTCATCCACTGCTTTTTGCCACCAATCTTTTTCCACTGGCGCGGGGGTAGTACTGCCGTCTTGCGGCTTAATATCTACGGGTGCTGGCTCAACACCTGTTGAGTTAGGAATAGTAAAACCCGCGTTAGGATCCGAAGATGCCTTATTATAGGCCGAATCAGGGTCATCATATTTACCAAAAACATGACCCGCATACTTTTCTGCATCTTTTCCTGCGTTATATAATTTTAAGGCTGTTTCCTGATTTTCTCTTGTATTAAGATCAGCGACAGTTTTCCCTGTTGTATGAGTAAACCGTCCAATTAAATAACGTGCTGCAAAATCAAGGTTTGTTTCAGGGTCCGTTATATCTCCTGTTCCAGGAACAACGCCGTATCCGGGATCAGCAAACGTAGAAGGTTTAACCTGCGCCGGACCTTCTTCACCTGAAGTCCCTGTTGGTGGGTAAAGTTGCAATGAACCTTCTTGTGAAACCAACGCTCCAAAAAGTTTTGGTTCAAGACCGTATCTTTTAGCAATTTTATCAACAAGGGCTTTTGCGGTTGGACTTTCGTCCTTTACAGGTGTGGCTTTTTCATCAGGTAGATCTTTTGTCGGGATACTGGTAATACCACCAGAGGGTCTTGAACCAGAACCCGCACCTGAACCTTGCGAACCAGTTTTTGAACCATCGCCTCCGGGTGCACTTCCTGGACCACCACTTGTATCGGTTTTGCGGGCTTCTTGTCCGGCAGCCGAGCCTCCGCTAACATTACCGCTGCCTGAATTACCGCTGGGAGGACCGCTGTAACTGCCGTAATTACCGCCACCGTAATTACCAGTCGCCCCTGCACCCATGCCACCATATCCGGGCTCAAAACTCATTAACCCTGTGTTCGGGTTAATCTTACCACTGCCACCCATACGCTTTAACAGGGCAGCTTCTTCTGGGTTGATGTGGGCCAATATGGTGTCGCCATTACGCCCCATACCCTGCAACTTCTGGGCGGTAGCCTGTACACTGCCACCGTCAGCATAACTACGCACCGCGTTTTCACGCGATTGCCTACGCTGCATTAAAAGATGTTCTACACCGCCATGTGGCATATCAAAGCAACCCGTTTTTCATAAGTTGAGCTTCTACACGCATCTTAGCAATATCTTGGGTGCTTTGTATACGCTCAGCATCCATTTGTTGCTTTTCACGTGCCTTTTGCACATCTAGCTGGATTCTTTGGGCAGCTTCATTAGCACGTTGTTGGCTATCCTGCTCTTTAATATCCAACTCACGCCCTTTGAGCTCAACCAAAGGATCAGCTTCGCCACCGCCAAACGCAGCCAAAACTTGTTGCGCCATCTGGACTTCGAGCTCAGCAATCTGGGCTTCCATTTGCGGGTCAGGCGGCGGGGGTTGCTGTGGCTGTTGCCCTTGCTGCATCGGCTGTTGCGGTTGCTGCATCGGCTGTTGCGGTTGCTGCTGCATAACTTGCTGACGCGCCGCAAAACCAATATGCTCAAAAACATGGGCCGTAACCGCTGCCAAAGCAGCAGGGGTATTCTGTATAAGCGGCAATTTGACAAGCTGAACGTGCATTTGGATGTGCGCCATGTGGTTTTGTTCTTCAAACACCTGCGGTACAGGCGCGCCATTCGGCACATTAATCAACTGAGCATTTTCATTCGCAGGGCCAGTAGGCTGTGGCGGCTGTTCTGGCTTAAGAATACCGTCAATATCCTCTACACCAAGCGCGGCATACATACGCCGCAAGGCCTCACGCATATTATGGCTTGCAGGGTCAGACTGCGCGAGCTTCAATTGCTCTTGGGCCAAGGTAATACGCTGTGTCATGCTGAAAATATTCGGGTCTGATACCGGAATAATGTCAATACGACCGTCAAAATCGCTCTGTTTTATGCTTTTATCACCACCAATGACCTCATAAGGGTATTCAGGGGGCAAATAATCAGCAAAAACCTGCGCAAGCAGCTTCAATTCCTGCTTTAGGGCATAGTGCAACCGCTTATGCACCGCTGACATGACCCTACCACCACGCTCCAACACGGCAATAGTGGTACCAACAGGCATTTCTTGGTTAGTGTCGCCCATACCAAGGTCAGTTGTACCAATAAACTTTTCAGCCGCCGTAATACAGAACCCTAAAAGCTGATAAAGCGTCGCGC